AGCGTTTATATTTCTTACTACGTCCGGATTTGTTATTCCAGTTGTCACTGTCTGAGGACTTCCAGTGTCAGTAATGGCGGCATGAACCGAGGTGTTACTGGTAATAGCTGGGCTTCCTAAGTCTAATCTCTCAACTCTTGAAGATGCTCCCTTGATGATAGCCATAATATTCTCCCTTAAATCTGAAAATAAAGAAGTACTGGGGCAAGGCAGAAGCCCCACCCCATTACTGTGTGCTAGATGCTGGTTACGGTACAAACTGCGGCGGCTCTGTAGATTGCAAAAGCCACACGAAGAGTAGCCCGTAAAGTTTGCTTGCCTTTGGTGAAATCATCATCAACATAACCAATCTGGACATTGACACCTTCCCGTTCAAAAATCTGGAGGAACTGGGTATCTACTACAACCGCAGTGTTTTCAGTCAGTGCGTCCGACTGTACTACCTGCAATCCCCAGATGCGTTCAAGACCAGCCTCTGAAGGGCTACCCCAAATATAAACCCCATCTGAAGTAGTCAACAATCGGACTTGCTGCCAATCGTTGGGATGTACAAAGTAGACGTTCGGATTACTACGTCCAGTGACAGCAACCTTCACCTTAGCCTTATAGACTGCATCGGGAATTGAATCGGACCCTTTAGCTTGGGTACTAATTCCACTCTTGTTGACCAGCCCTGTAAGGTTGGGAGCCGAACCATTTCCTACCAGCACTTGACCATCCAAGCGTTGACGACAGCCAAAGACCAGCCGAGAGTTAATGTAGCTTTGAACTCCAGCAACGTCCGCAAGCTGTTCGTCAGTGACGGGTAAGCTATCAGTAATCTTCCGAACTGTTTCGCTCCGCTCCGTTAAAACAAAAGTGCTTTCAGCAAATGCGGCAGCCGCGGCTTTCTCGGCACTTGCATGAGTCCGCGTTGTCTCTTCCATGTAGACCACGGCGGCTGATCCAGTCTGACCGCTGGGGATAACATCAATCGCACTGATTGGTCTGGTCACACCGTCTACTAGTCGACCGATTCTTAAACTTTCAGCCGCCCAGCCAGCACTAGTTTGAAAAAGTGTCTTCAATTCTGGCAAACCATAACTGGTCTTGATATTGTAGGAACCAGTATTATTATTCAGAAATGATTTGTACTCTTTAGAATTTACCACTTCTTCGCCTAAGCTTAATCGGCTTTTTGATTCACCGTGCTTAGAAATATTACTAACTGGATGAGGCAAGCGGTCAGAGACTTGGTTGGCTTTTTCCAGTCGTGCGGTATTCTCTTCCGAAGCTTTCTGAATAGCATTTAACTCATCGATTTTTTTACCAAGATCCGTCAATTCATTGTTAGCATTATCTATCAAAACAGCTAACTCGGAACTTGACTTCCCTTTTACATTGACATCACCAAACCGCTCTACCTTAGATAAATCGATAGACCCATCTGGGGTTGTTTTAGACTGCTGGAAAAGATCTTGCAAGTTGGAAGATTTTACCTGCAGTTCCTCTCTTAATTTTTTTAATTCTTGCATAATGTTTCACTCCTGATTATTTTTAATTTTGGATAAATGTCCTTTTGACCGTGCCATGACCTCGATGAAAGAGGCATAAAGATTATGCGCCTTTTCGTTGTGATATGGCTCCGACAATAGTTGATTAAATTCTAGCTGTAGAAAATCAAGATTTTCGTTTAACCAATGGAGGCGTTCAATGTTCGTATGCGATAATTGCCGCCCTTCATTCTTCCGCAGTTTCACAAGTGAGTTAATGCGGATTGAAAAGTCTTTAATTTTGGAAAATAGTAACTCCAATTCCTTAAACTGATCCTCAAGCTTGATCCCATTTGATTTAATGCCGATCGTCCGTGTATTAATTCCTGCACCGACCAGCACTGGACTAACCTCGTAGACCTTAACTTCCTCGATGAAACGAACCGCTTTACCGTCCCGTTCGCCTTTGCTTGAGGCTAAAACGTCAAACCCGTAAGACCATTCTTGGAGACTCTCTCCGTTGTCCATATCGAATTTCAAGAAGCTGTACCACTCTTTAGCAGTTGGACTTTCAAGATTAAGCTTGAAATCTACAACCGCCTCATCGCCTTCCTCTCTTACAGTCCCCTTACCCAGAGGAATGCTTTGCCAGTCATGGGTCGGTAGGATTACTGTTGATTGGCTTCCGAAAGCATCGGGTAATGTTACGTCCCCATCCTTGTCTATTACGTCAAGAGTTGAGATGACAGCCCTTCCAACTCCCTCATCATCAAGCGCTTCTTCTTTTAGTGTAAATTGTTTTTGTTCCATATGCTTTACCCCTCAGTCGTTTATGATCGGTACAAAAGATCTTGTGCCGTTTGGGTGTTCGTCTTGGACTAAATCTTCTGCCTCCGATAAGGAAACCTCCCTACCATTCCAATATGTGCAATCGTCATCACCATATCCAAGTAAATCATCGACTACTACCACACGGCTCACGACCCCGCTTGACCGATAGCCTTCCAAAAGACTGACTCTCTGGGCATTAAGCGTTTCCGTTCGAGCAATTACCTTGCTTCTGACTTCTGGCGAACGCCATCGACCCGCTGGAACCTTGTCTTTTATCCGTTTAATGATCTGACCAACGCCCTCCTCCAGCTCCCGTCCCTCTGAAATTTCTCTAAACAACCTCTTTTTCGTGGATTTTTCAAGATCTACTAGACCCAATCTACGCCCTCCAGCGTCTAATATCTTTTGCTGAAGCGGATCATCGAGGCTGACGGCAACCCCTACCGCTGTTTCAATCTCTTTAAATGCCATTTTACTGACTCCCAGATAATGAGTCCCGCCCTTTACGTTAAGATCCTTTTGTAATCCAGCTAGCCCCAGTTCCTCAGCTATCGTGTCAGCATCTACACTGTCATCCAATCCTTTACGATTCAATACGTCCTCGGCTACGCTAGCCGCCCTTCGACCTAATGCCCTAAGAAATCGTCCAAGTTCTAGCTCAAATTTACTTTCGAGCTTCTTTGATTGATTAGCCACGTTTCTTTGAAGAGCCATCTGACTTCTCGTTGGTCTTCGCCTTCTCGGATCTCTGGCTGGCTTGGGTAAAGTCGTGTCTCGTTTGCTCTCTTTTTTCTCAACTAATCGGAGTTGATCTTTAGAGGGAACCTCAAACATTGAACCGCTGATCAGGAATATATCATCCCTCGGCTCAACCACTTCATGACCAAGCATTCTCCGTGCTTCGCTTCTGGTGATTATCCCCTGCTGATAAAGCTGACCGATTCTGGTAACCAGTGCTGATTGATCCTCCTGTAATGCCGCCACTTCAGAGCGGTCAAACTCTATTTTAAATTGATCTGGTTCTAATTCAAATTCACTTAACAGTTGATTGGCTAGCGTCTGGGCGTTTAGCTTCTGGGTAGGGATGATCTGAGATTCCCATGCCAGTCTTTTAAACTCCCGCATCGTTGCTCCTACCTTAGTCGATTCTAAACCAGACCCGAAACCAACAACCGCTGGATTAATCCCCAATGCCGCACAAACTCGCTCCTCCGAAATGTTCCTAATCGCACTTAGTTCCATATCCTTTAGACTATGACCGAACTGTTTGATATCCACGGGCGAACCCATTATTAACGGCTCGCCCCTGTGATCGCCCGACCATTGCGTTTTGAATCTTTCTTTAGTCGCTAATATGTCGTCAGAATCTGGCAGAATATCCGAATCTCTGGGACTGACTACAAAGCCCACGATCCCTTGGTTCCTCAGTACTGATGCGGTGAAGTTGCTTGCCTCGTTGTCTGTGAATATTTCCCTCAAAACTGGGTAGATCGGACTTCGTCCAATCCGTGGATTGTTGGGATCGATACCGTTTCTAAAATGAATGATATCTTCACTCTCAACCCTAATTGGGATACCAGCTGGGGAGTACTCGTAATGACTAATAAATTCGCTACCATCGTCAGGATACTTGGGATTTATTGTACTGAATGGAGCAAACCAAAGCTCGGCTATCTGACCATTCTCGCTTCTGTTCTTCAGCCAGTAGCTATTACCATCAAGCAACCAACTCTGGACAGTTGCTTGCCATAAAGCATCCCCAGAGTAAAACGGATTCGGGTTGTTGATTAAATTAACCAATGGGTGATCGGGGACAACTTCAAATAATTCGGTCTGGCGTTTACTAATCGTCAAGGTTGCATCGGTGAAGTTGCGAGCTAACCAATTGACTGGCGCCATGACAACGCCGCTAGACAGACCGTCCCCAACTTCAGCTCGGTAATCAAATCCAGTCCTCGGCAGGTAAGAAGCTGAGAAGGAAAGCTGAGGATGCCTAATGCCTTTGAGAGTTCTTGAGAGCCATTGTTTTAACGACTGTATTTTAGCCAACCATTAATCCTTTGTTTGTAAGAGTGCTGTTGTACTAGAAGCTCTAACAAATGTGCTTAACGGCAATCCTCGTGCGTTTTTTTTTGCATAATTTAGACTTATCGTAGCAAACCAGCACTCTTTTGACAAATCTAGTTAAGCGGTCTAAACGCGGACCGTCTCTCAAGACTGCGAACAGCTCCCTCGGTTGCGTCTGGGGCATCATCGTGACCCGAACCGCTCCCCAATTCTTCCCACTGAGTGAAATATTCTGGACAATGGGCGAGCATATGCCGAGAAAAACGAACTTTCCCCGCCTCAATCGCTGGCTGTAGACTGAGGATTCTGGTTAGCTTGTTCTTGGTTTGGTGAATGGTTCTTACTTTCGGCATTAGCCCACGTTTAGATCCAGCCTCCCGAACATTTTGCCCCAGTAAATTCTTATAAGTGTTCTCCTCTACAACTAATTGGTTAGAGCCGAACCGCTCGTATTCCGACAACAATAGTTCTATCTGTGAACTGGGGAGCTTCTTTGTAAGCTTACAATTTAAGATGTCGATGTAGCCGTTCATCTTTCCTGCCGTAACGATGGCACAAAAATCTTGGCTACTGGTAGCACGGTTGCTTCCACCAGCTGGGTCAATGAAGGTCGATATCTCATCGTACTGCTGGTCGGAGTAATCAAAGAAAGTAAACTCAGACGGATTAAATAACTGGTCTTCTGAACTGACGGGAGCATTCATCATCTCCTTACTGAACTGGAATGAACCTACTGTGGGTTGTTTCTTGTACTTAGTAAGATCTTCCAAAGACCAGCCCTCGTGCCACAAGGCGCTACCATCCGTCTTCGTGTTTCCAATGGGATAGGGATAAGCCTCGGCGACTGGTTTGTTAATGGCTTGATATACTAAACCATTCCACATTTTGCTCTTTAAATGATCCGCCATCAATCCGTCATGGTGAAGTAGATTACCGATCATGTATATATCCCACTCAGTAGCACCCAAGCCCAGAAAGGTTCCGCCGAACCATTGCTTATGCTTCCGTCGCTTACTGAATGTATCGCTATTTTCTGGAGACTCAGCATCATCTAAGATAGCGACATCGGGTCTGGATGCGTTAGCTTTAAGACCTCTCATACTGGAACCCATGCCCTTCGCTATGCAGGTCTGACCACTGGATAACACAATGTGACCATCTGTCCATTTTGTAAGCTGACCCTTCCGATCTCTTTTGGGAATCATATGAGGAAAATCATTAAATAGTTTTTCGTTGTTTTCAATCTCGGTGATGATGGCTTGAAGATTACCTTGAGCGGTCGTTGAACTCTCGCCGACTAAAAGGATAAATTGTTTTTGTTGAGTGGCAAGCCAGAACAGAGGAGCCGCCATTGATACGATTGTCGATTTGCCAAATCTGCGAGGCTCAGCTCGGCAGATCCTCTTGTTAGTTTCTTTCCGATTGATAGTGGCGAACAAATCAACATGATGATCGCCAAACCTTTTCTTAAAGTGGTGCGGTAAATACTCTAGACAAAAAAACTCGATAGAGCGTTTACCCGCCGTCTTTTTCCAATCTGTTGTTATGCTCAATCATTCTCACCCCGATATCAATGAACTGTTCATCCGTTACGCTGTCTCCGTACTGTTCCTTTTCGTGTACAATCTTGGTTGTTGGCAGATAAGCTCCAGCCACTTCATACCAAAGTTTAATTGCCTCTAGATTCCCCTTAACACATTCCTTGAAATGAGCTTGCTGAACATCATGGAACTCAGAACTGAAATGCTTCTGTAGTTGGCTGTGGAACCAATTGCAGAATTGCTCATCCCGTAGATGTCGATAGTAGGTTGACCGCTCTATATCGGCATATCTACATCGTGCCGCTACAGTAGGAGACACCTCAATATCCTTAAAACTTTCCAGAAGACGATAAGCCCACTCTGGAGGCTGGTAGATCTGTTGCAGTATGGTGCATTTTTTCTTTTGATTTTTTGCTTTGACCCTTTTGGTTTTTTGCATGGAGAAATTATAGTAGAAAAAACAAAGCCTGTAAAATGCGGGAAGACTCCCGATGCTCTGGGAGCCTTTAGTTCAGTGACTAGCTGAACAGGGGGGTTGTACTTCGGCGGGGTTAATCAACGTAGAAGGAATCATAGTCTATCTTATGCTGGATATCCCTCTGTTTACTCTCCAATCTATCCAGTTCTTTTGACCATCTGTGAAGTTCTTTCCGGTTTTCCTTTGACCATTTATTTCTTAATAATAATTCACTACTAATTTCCCGCCTTTCAGCGAAAAAATATTTTACCTCTGTCTCCACTTTCCTGCATTTATTTAAGAGCCACCGATCACGGATTCTCTGAATTTTGAGGGGTGACATTCTTTCTTTCTCGGCTACTTTCCTTTCCCACCATTCGGCTTCTCTCTCTTCCTCCGCCCGTTCAGCTCTAGCCATAGCCTCACGTTCCTCTTTAGAATGCTTCCAGTTTTCTACATAATAAGCCGCCAATTCTACCTCGTTAAGAGAAGCTATTTCCTCTTTACTAACGGCATTGCCAAACCGTTTACCGTCCCTCGCTCTGAGTAATAGCTCCTCCAGTTTTTTAGCTTCCATTTTATCTCCTTTGTGATGGGCTGTTTCCAGCCCCATCTATTTAAATATTCACTCTCCAACAGTTAGGATCTTTTAGATTTTTAACAAGGCTTATTTGTTTGTAACCCCAGTATATTCCACCGTAGAAAATCTGGGCATCCTTAATTTTAAGCTCCTTTTTTAGTTTTTGACAGGCTTCGACAAAACTTAATTTAGTAACCATCAATTCCTTGTCCATTTTCTTTAAAACAGCCTTAGATATTTCCAATTCCTTTATTTCCTTTTTCAATTCCTTATTCTCCTCTTTCAATCGAAGGTGATGACCCATCAGTCTTTTGAAAGCGTTCAACAAATCTTTTAAAACAATCCAGTCCAGAAGATAACCCTCGCCGCCATCTCCATTACCGTAAGCATTATTGTTCTGGTACGCATCAAACTGGTTTTTAACTATTTTTTCTAATGCTTGCTCACGCCCCGAGCTATTTCTACCGCTTCGCTTGACCTCTCCTTCTAAAGTTTTTAAATCCGTGCCGCAAAAAGCTTGCGCCCTCAATTCCTTAATCGTCTTTTTATCCCCGTAAAAATTAAATTTCTTAGTCATTTCTGTCTCCTTGTGAGGGGCGTTTAGCCCCTCGGTTGGTTGTTTTCTAGCTTAGTAGGCTTAAATTAAAAGATCTGTTCTTGTCTTTGTAATAGCTTCTGAAACTTCTTTTATCATGTTTCTCAATGCTTGGTTTTCTTCTTTTAGCTTTTCGTTGTTTTCAATTGCAACCCTACACCTCACTATGAGATCTTCATTGAACTTAACGTGCATTTTAATTTCTCTTTCTAATCCCAAAATTGTGTAATTAGCAAGTGAAACATCTCTCATCTTAGAAGAATCTGTTGTTGTTTTCATCGCTTTAAATCTCCTTTGTGAGGGGCGTTTAAGCCCCTCGGTTGGATTCTATCCGACGCTCTAGTCTTTTTAATTTCAAAAAATCACGTAAATGAATAGGCATATTTGCCCGTTTCATTGCTTTGTCAAAATCTTTGTCAGAAAATCTATCAGAAAATTCTAGTAGTTGATTCATGGTCATTTTTTGTTCCTTTTTGTTTTTTTGTTTTCTCTCCAAGCTTTGTTTACTTCAGCAAACATTTTATTCAACTGCTGTGTTCTTTTTTTGTTTCTTCTGTCTTGCTCAGATACTGGCAATTTCTTAGTCATTTGAATCTCCTTATTAAATTTATTATCTCGCTTGATCATGAAACCATTATGACTGAAAACTTACACAGTGTCAACAACTAATTTCGATTAATTGCTAATAATATGCAAAGTGGCTAAACGCAAAAATGCCAATAACTCAAGACGAGCTACTGGCAAGACTTTCAAGCTGTTTAGTTTTTAAATTTTAATTACTGGAAGCCGTGTCTTTTCAATTCTCGATCATTCCAAAGAGTATGATATTGAGAATTCTTATAAACAAACTCCTCATAATTCTCAAGATCTCTAAGTGGTATCGTGTATTCATCAGCAACACAACGAAAATTATTATTAGGGTTAATCTCTCCCGCCTTCCTCAGTGTGGCTTCTGACAGAAAGTCATTTCCATTTTTAAACCCAGTTACCCATATCACTTTCGGTCTAAAATACTGGAACTGGGTTTTGTCGAACGGGTTTATCATTTTCTTTTTAAATTGAATTCGAACAAATACAAAAAAATCGGGTCGTTGATGTTCTAAAGATAGCCGACTAACCGAGGCTAAATAGTGCGGAAGCGGTGGCGTTGTTACCCTTTTTGTTTTAACCTCAATTCTTTTGTTTTGCCACTCTAAATCATGCCCGTAAGATCGGTCAGAAACGATCCGAGCAGAAAGAAAGTCCGCCAACGCAAGCTCACCTAAAAACCCAGAATTATTCCCTCCACCCTTCAGAATAGAATTATTTAAAGTCCCCATTTGTTTAGCTTTGATACTCGCCGTGTCAATCATCTCTTGATTAAAAGGAATTTTAATCATGGTCATTTTTTGTCTCCTTTATTTTTTTTATAGTTTAGTGACCCGAACTTGAGTCAACCATCTTAGATTTTCCTCTTTCCTTATCTTAATCCTTTTTATCGACAACTCCGAAATCATCCGATCTGAACTGATTTTTTTACTCCGTTCTAAAGCATCGCAAATAGTCGTTAAAGCGTTGTCCAAATCACAGCGACCCGAATACAAAACCTCTACCTTGACCTCTCCTTCCAAACTTTTTAAATCCGTTCCGTATTTTTTGTCAGTCGATCCAGTAGAGTCTAAAATTATTGCTTTAGCGGCATGGAAACTTAACAATGTTTCACAATCCTTTTGCTCAGTCCGAGGAGCAATGAACCTCCTACCGCCCCGAGTCTTCAAAATGATGTAACTGTTTTTTTTGGGAACT